TGTTCTTTTATCAACCTCAATCAAAGTTGATATAGACCATCCAATAGCACCTGCAAATAAAATTATCATTACACCAGTTGAAAATTCTTTAGTATTCATTAGCACTTCCACCTTCTACGAGCTTGACGTAAACGACTATTAGGATCTTTTGCAGCTTTAGGAAATTTCTTCATTTGACCAGCTGATCGTGCACAATATGACTTACGCCTTTTTGCAGACTTGCTACCAGCTTTAACTTTACCAGTAACAGCTGTTTTAAGTTTACTTCCAGGGTTGTCCCTACGATATTTAGCAACACCCTTTGCAGTCATTCCAGCACCAGATTTGGTGGGACGTTTTTGCCCACCACCTATGGTGTGTCCCTTCATAGTACCTTTTTTCTTTTTCTCAGCCATATTAAAAGCCTATGCGTGAAAGTAACTCATCATGTCTACTGTAGTATTAGTCCACACGATATATAAACCACTGCCAAATACAACGCCATTTTGTGGTATTGTATTATCTATTGTAGTATTATCTGTACCAAGTGTTCTAGCTTTAAATAAAGCAGATCCACTATTATTAGGATCACCATCAAAGAACTCAACAACGCCAGCAGTTCCACCAGAAACTATAGAATAACCTTTTAATCTGGTTCTTTCTACATTAACAACTTCTGCGGCAGAAGTTGTGGTTCCTGCTACAACGGTTCCCGCTGGATCACCAACAGCAGTAATACTCGCAACTGTTCTAAAGAAATTTGCACTTGTAGCAGTTGCTGAATCAACACCTGTAAGAGACTCTGTTATAGCATCTCCATTAATACCAGTTCCTACAATAGTAAAAGATATGCCTGAATCATCTCCTCCTGAAGTAATTTCTATTTTCCTTGCTGCTCCTGCTAAAGCTATAGCATTACCAGAGTGTAAAGCACCACCTATTACTAAAGCGGCATTATTGGCTACTTGTGCTGATGCAGAAATACCATCTGGATCTGCAGCTATCTCGTCAGTTATAAAGGCAACTTTTACGTCTGATTTACCACCCGACATACTCATATTAATCTCCTTCTAAAAGATGGGGGTATAAAACCCCCAAATATTAAGCTTCGTAGCCATTCAATTCAATTAATAATTTACCTGCTGTAAAGTCACCATCTGTAGTTGTACCACAAGTTAAGTATAAAAATTGATCGGCTGCGGGAACGGCAGTAAAGTAAACTTTACTTCCTAGTGTTGCATCACCTGCGTTTACCAATAATGTTTCTGCTAAACCACTAATTGCACCATCCTCAACACCTGTACCTTCATCGGCAGAGTGAATGTTAATGTCTGGATCACCACCTGTTGGTGCTTCAAAACATTCCATACTACCAGTTAAGATAGTTCCGTTTTGTGCGGCAGTTATTTGTCCAATATGACAAACTAAAGCAGTTCCATTAACACCAATAATATCACCACCAGCTGTAGATCTTAAACCAGTTAGATCAATTAGAATTTTAGTTGTGATAATACCACCAACTCTTTGAATAGAACTTCTATAGATAGTTCCAGAACCAGTTGTTATACCAGTACCTGCTTCTGTTGCTAAAGTGTTTGCATCAAAAGATGCGATACCACTTGAATTTATGCTTGATTGTGTAGTAATTGCTCCAGTTGTAGCGTCTTTACTTATTGTAGTAAATCCACCTTCTGATCGGACTGGACCCGAGAAAGTTGTATTAGCCATATCAATCTCCTTGTCTTGGCAAATGTCAGTCAGTTTATCCGACTGTCAAGGTTTAGTCTATTATACACAAAAAAGGGCAGTATGTAACTGCCCTTCTCTGAGAAAATATTTATTAAGCTTACGCTCCTGGTGAACCAAACACGGCACGAGGATCAGAGAAACCAAAAGAATATCTTTCTCTTGCTTTATATCTCATGTTTCCTGTCTCGAAGTCTGGATCCATCGCAGTAGCTAAAGACATTCTTTCGAAGTGCTTTAGACCATTTGGTGCATCTGTCTTAATGAAGAAAGCATCAGTGTCTGTCAAGAAATCATTGACCACATAACCATTTGGTAACATGCCCATTGATTGGTGTGCATTGACATCGTTGTCTGCTGTTCCTGGTCTCATATTAGAAGCCATCAATCTTTCTGCTACAAATTGTAACTGACGAGGGATAATTAACTTCATGCCTCTTAAAGCAATGATTAATCCTCTCTCATCTGTAAAACCTGCAATATTGATTAATGCATCTTCTAAAGATGTTTCATTAAGATCTGCCGCTGAAACATTGTCTAGAGTTCCACCATTTGTTAATGGGTGATCTGCTACACATAATGCTTTTCCGTCACCACCAGTTACGCCAGTGTCGAATGCACTATTTAATACTCCTGCTGCTTTTACTTGCTTAGTATGTGCCATAGATCTTGCAAGTGCTCTTGTATAACGAGAAGAGATTTTGTCATAAAGGTTATCCTCTACGGCTTCTTCTGTTATTGAGAACGCCATTGCAACTGTCTCATGGTTATACCTTGCAGTATAAGCCTCATTTGCATCGTCAAATGTTACTGCGTTACCCTCTGACTTAGTGGGTGCAGCTCCAAATCCACTCAACATTACTTCTTCTTCAAACGCTCTGTCAGATGACTCGGTGTCAAAGATTTCGGAATGTTGACCTTCATACCTATTATACTCCATACCAAAGAGGGCGTTTAAACCCGGCTCTAATTCCTTGGCGAGTTGTGCTCTTGAAATTGCCATAGTTAAGACTCCTTATGATATAGCAGCATCAGCATCACCAGAAGAACTGGCAAATACATGATTGTTGAGTTTAACGATATAAGAGATACCTGCGGCAGAGTGATCAGCGTTAGTCACATCCTCATGTAAACCCACGATCATTAGAGGGTTTGAAGGATCTGATGCTTCAGCTGTTGATATATCAATCATAGCACTTGAAAGACCAGTTGTGGTATTTCCAGCAGTAGCAGTAGCTAATTGTGCTGTTTTGAATATATCTGCTCTCGCAGTTGCCTTATTAGTGTTAGTCCCATCTGATGCAATAATAAATTTTTGCATTGGATTGTCATAGACAAAACACTTTATATCGAAGTTAGTGTTGGCAGTACCTGACCCTGCCCATGTGTTTTTAAAGGTTAATTTACCTGTTGACGCATCAACGTATTCACATCCAGCAAAAACACCAAGGAGTTGTTTACCATCTCCATCGGCACTTGTAATTATTGCTGCGGTTCCACCTGTCAACTCGACTTCAACTGGAGAACCCTGAAAAATCGCTGAAGCATCGCTTTTGATAAAATACTGACTAGTAGAATTGATGCCACCACCAATAACACTAATCGGCTTTAACCCAAACTTTACGTTTACATTAGCCATTTATTTAGCTCCTTATAGCTTCATTATAGTTACTCGGTTGGTTTTGCTTTACCACCGAAAGATACACGACTTTGCCTCTCATTATGGATCGGCATTGAAGGATGTTGTTCCCTCATTAGGTTTTCATCCACGGCTTTCATCTGGTTGCGGGTCTGGTCCCGATAATATTCAGTTCTTTCCTCTACCGTTTCTTCTGGTATTCGTGCAAGCATTAAACCACCTACACCAATTACCCCTGCATTCTTACCCTCGTCAATTGTCGGATACGAAGCTCCAGAATCTGGATATTCATCCGCTCTAACTGGCTCCCAGCCTTCCCTGAATCTTGAGTGCATATTCGTTTTATCATCCTCACCTCTTAAATGAGTTCTGATCCAACGATGCTTGTACCCAGCAGGTGCTTCCGGCATAGCCAACTTCGATGGGGGTGCCCAAGGTTTTCTTCTTTGGGTCTTTGCACGACTTTCATTATCTCGTGTTGTTCTGTTCTGTGCCATGTTTTTACTCCTTCACATATTTAGCATATTCTTCAAGCGGAACATTCAGACGTTTCGCAATAGCAATCTGCGAAGCAGTCAACTTGACTGTTCTGCGTCCCTTTGGTGTAGACGACTTTGAAGCCGTTGTCCCAGCAGAGGCGACTCTGGGACTATTAGATTTTTTAAGAGCTTCTTGAAACTTATGCGGAAACTCCGATCTAATCCTATTATCTAATTCAGTATAGTACTCATCTGACGTTGCGTCAAACCCCTCATCTTCAATTAATTGTTTGTGTAACCCAAACGCTGCATATGTCATAGTCTGATCTTGTCCAAACCATGAATTCTTTTGTGCCCAATCTTCTGCTTTTGGATCTGGTTTTGCTGGAGGTTGTTGAACTTGAGGTTGTTGTGCTTGAGCGGCATTAGTCAATCCTGCAGCCGTAGCTTTAGCTGCTTCTTCTCTTCTAGCTTTTAAGTCAGCTAATCTAGCTTCTTCCATAGCAATTCTTGAAAGATTTTGTGATGCCTCATACATGGCATCAGCGTCACCTTCTTCATGTGCTTTTCTAAACGCCTCTTTTGCTGCTATAGATTGAGACTGAACTCTTGTATCAAACTCACCAACATAAGTGTTGTCGAGCTTATCAATTTTTGCTTTTAATTCTTCGTTTTGTTGTTTAACAGCTTCAGCAAATTTAATTGCTTCATTCCTTTGTCTTTCTTCTTCTCGAAACTTAGACGTAAGTTTGCTAATACGTTTCTTAACAGAGTCCGAATACTCAGACAACTCATCAGGCTCTTCCTGTTTATCTTCGGCTGGAGCTTTGGAATCAACGACAACTTCTTCTTTGCTATCATCAACTTTCTCCTCTATTTCTATTTCTTGACCTTCTTCTTCTATTTCTTCTATTTTGGTTTCTTCTTGCATACTATACTCCGTATGTTTTTATGTCGTCTGGATCGACAATGGTTGCAATGACTTCATCGTCATTGATTATTCGTACTTCTCCACCCTCTATTTGAAAACGTGATCCAGCGTAGCGACCAATACAAACCCAATCGCCCTCCTTACACCAAGGTTCACCTTCTCCAAATTTATCTTTATCTTTATATGCAAGAGGACCAACTTTAGTTACATAAGCTGTAACGGTTGCTCGTGCTTCTCTTTCTCTTACGGGATCTGGGACGTAAACACCACCATCGGTTTTTTCTTTACCCATATAAGGCATAACTAGTAAACGCCATCCTGTGGGTTGTGGTATTCTGTCTATGATTTTTAACTTCTTTGCTTCTTCTTCGGCTTTTTTCTTGGCGTTCCTTTGTGCAAGAACGTATTCAGGTACTATCAGACTCATCATCCACCTTTTTTAGCAGGGTTTGTATATGTTCCAACGCATAAGAGAGTCCCTGTATCTCTCCTACCATTGCTTTATAGTGACCAATATCAGACGCACTGCCACTGGTCAAGGAAATACTTATATCATCTATTCGGTTTGTTAAATCTTTTTTATATTTATGTAGAAAATCGGCTATGTACATTAGTCAGCATACATTCGGTTTAAAAATTCTTGATAAACATTGTCTTCCGTAGGGAATTTCCCTGTTACAAAATCTGGTCCCGCTTGTGTAAGAGAGCTAGTTGAATCTCTATCTGTACCGGGATAATCAAATTTACCACTTATACTATAACCCGGAGTACCTACTAAACCTAAATTAATAACATTTTTATCTACTAAATTAGGCGGCCCTTGTATCATATCATTTGCTACCGCACTAGTCACAGCATTATTGGCTACTGGGTCTAATGATGTTATCCCAACATTAGCTGTGGCACTACCTTTATAATTTGGATCTGTCATAGAAGATAGATCTTTATCATTCGTAGGCTTGTTTAAAAAATCTATACCACCTATTAGGGCATTAAATTCACTGGATATTTTATCGCC